CTGCGTACTACTATCCGCCAGCCCTGAATTCTCTGCAATTGAAAAAGCGTAAGAATTACTACCCGTTGCTGCGAACGGGGATTGAGCAAAGGCGGATAACCCAAACATCTATCAAGATGTGGCGGTCGTACTGTAAGTAACAGATACGGTATCGCCAGCAGTTGTGGTTTTAGCTGTACCAAAATTACCTTCAGAATACAAAACTCCACCAGTTGAACTTTGTGTACTAACAGCTCCAGTTCCTGTTACCAAGAAACAACCGTAAATTGTACCGCCAGAACCAGTGATTGTATAAGTAATTGCCGTAGCAGTACTTGATGTTACGTTAGATGGTGTAGATCCTGTGGATGTAGATGATGCAAATACAGCCGTACCACGCACTGCAGAACCGCCAACCGTGTAAGCTGTAAATTCTTTGCCGCCACCAACCAATGTGGTCATGGTATCTGTTGCAGCAGGTGTCAAGCTGGCATTTGTCAAACCCAAATATGGGCCAACAACTGTGTAAGAGCTGCCTCTAAGAAGAGTATCAAGCATCAATTGCTTACCTACAGCTACTACCAAGTTAGGAAACTTTTCTTCCCATTTAAGATTACCATCTTTGTCTTGGCAAACAACGTGATACCAGCCTTCAATGCCCATGCCTTCTGGCACTTTAGCGTTTGTTTGGAGAGTAGCGACTGCGTAATCTCCGCATCCTTGAGTTTCGTTTGTCATAATGACTCCTTAGTTAGAACTGCGAATTAATGCCGCTGTTGCCGTGTTAGCTGGCATTGTAATGGTGAAATTTAACATTGTCTTGTCTGATCCAAAATCAATGACTGCAATTGATTTATTGCCTTTACTTACGTTATATAACAATGCACAACGTGCGGTGATTTGAGAGTTAGGCCAAACCACATTGTTAAAATTGACGTAAGCTGTGTAATCCTGCGTGGCAATGGTCGCCCCTGTGACTTGTATGCCACCCGCCGTGTATCCTGTTCCTGTTATTTCATTTGTAGGCGTGTAAACAGTGGTTGCTGCGTTTAAATTTGCATACCCGGTGTACAAAGCCATGTACAAAGTATCTGTCAACAGGTTATGCACAGCCTGATAGACTTCAGATTTAAACGATGTGGTCTGCGTTTGTACAATACTCATGATACTTGTACCTTAACCTGACCATCACGGTAAGCATCACCACGTTGTTTACCATCACCCAAGTTCTTAAGAAGAGTGATTGATTCAACATATCTACTCTTATACAAGGCAACCATGTCCTGTTCGCCTTTGATATACGTAATGGCCTCATACAAAGTGCCATTCAAAAGCGCAGAATCAAAGTTGTCGCCTAGCCAAGTCTCTCCACCTGCGTTGGTTATTGCATTGACTGTTGCATAAAATCCTGTGCCAGAACCTATTGCAGAACAAGTCAATTGGTCTCCAACAACAAAATAGCATCCTTTATCCACTAGAGATATTGAAGTTACCACCCCGCCTGAAACAACAATAGTGGCAGAAGCACTGTTCCCAGTACCGCCAGTAAGAGTAGCGTTGTAGTAAGTACCATTTGTATATCCTGATCCACCATTCCCAATGCTGATTGAGCTAATTGCAGCTTGAATAATTGAGTCTGGATAGTAGAAATAATGCAATTCTGCGTTATATGCAGAGTCTGGCGTTGGCCCAACAATGAATGTCAACTCATTCATATTGGTTGAATTAGGGCCAAAGATAGCGTAATACTTAGGCTGTCCTGTTGAATTAGGATTAGGATAAGCTTCCCTTATATAGTTAACATCTTTGTTAATCAAATATTGAAAGTTACCTGTCGTTCCTGTTGCAGGATAAATAGCCAACGAGTAAGTAGAAAGAAAATCAAACGGTGCAGCCAAGTATTGATTACCTGCTGTCAATGTTCCTGTGACGTTCTTTCTTAATTCCTGAATCTGAACGCTGTTGTATATGCGTTGTTCAGTCTGCTCAATCATCCGATTGAGGTCAGCCGTAGGGAAATTGTTTTCTACGTAATCATTTACTGCGGTGACTAGATCACTGTAAAACATTATGCCATCACGCCTCTAGCCATTTTGCCTTTGGTCTGGTTACCTGTTCCACGAACAACGATACCAGTTGTCTTTACCTCATCGTTATGTCCAATTGAAACAGTACCATTTAAAGGTGTCCAATTTTTACGTGTAGGCATTTTGACGGGCAAACCAACATCATCCTCAATGTCAAGCTTTGCGCCTTTCATTGTGTGAGGTTCTGCGTAAACTTCTGCTGGGCCATTTTCTTTACCCATGCTTTTATGAGAATATTTAGCCATGATTTTATCCTTGATAGTTAGCACGAGCCATGTTACGGCCTTCAGCTTTCATTGACTCACCAGATACACCACCGACTTTGCCACCCTTAGCCATTTTTTTGCCGCCGGGGTGCATGCGTCTTTCATGACCTTTGACTTCTTTTTTCGCAACTTGATCTGCGATTTTTGTGACTTCTTTGCGATCCATGTTAATCTCCTAAGATGAAGTGATCGTTACCGTTCCAACTGCCGCTATAGCCACCAAATTGTTTGGTGTTAGCTTGATATCAAAATTACTTGCCCCGCCAACAGGGTTCCATCCCCATTGTGTATCCCTTGAACCGCCCGATGGTGAACCTTGACCTTGAACCGTATAATCATTTGGATTGGCTGTGTCAATGTGTAACCCAGTCGTTCCTGCTGTTTCATACGTAATGTCTGGTCTTGGTTGCCTAACCGCTTGCGGATCATCAACTGGATACATACCCAATTGAAGCTGCGGATGGTCAGGATCCCAACATTCATCACAAACTTTCAATTGGTATAGTTTAGTCTTAATAACCTCATATTTCAACTGTTTTAATTTGTACCTTTGACCACATCGATCACACTCAGCAATCGAATATTTGCCGGATGCAAAACGATTACCCATTACACTCCACCCCCTCCAATGAACATCTGACGGGGTACGAATCTAACTGCGGCTTTTTCTCTATCCTCACCGGCTGCGATGGTCATTTGCTCTTCATATTGAGCTTTGAGCATATCAATCCTAGCTTGCAATTCTGGGGTTTTGGTTGCAATGTAAAACGCTAAACCAGCCACCAATGCAGGTAGGAACCTAAATGTCATGTCTGACGTTTCTACGCCGAACCCAGCATCTTGGATGCGCCTCATTCTCCAGTAGGCAAAGGTGTAAGTTGTAGAACCATCAGGGGTAGGCCAAACTGTCACGGCTGGCAAACGTTGCAAGTAAACCTTAGTCGTAGATGCATGCGAAGCCGCAGTGGTATTGTTTTGTGCTCTAAAACAATTGTTAAGGGTATTCCCTGATATATAGTTGTAATAGATGGTCTCTGAATCTAACTGGATATATCCATTTGCAGGCAAATTAACAGTTGAACTCAATGTCAAAGTCGTATCTGTAGTACCTATTGCGCTTGCAAGGGTAATCTGCGTGTTTGAGTTGTCATAGACAGGAGACAATTCGCCTGACCCACGCTGTACCCATACTTGAATGGGCCTAGCCTGAGTCAATTTATTTGGAATGGTTGCGTATGTGCTGATGCTGATCCTTGTAATGGTCAAGTCAGCTTGGTTATTCTGTTGGTTTGCGCTTGTGCGGATGACTTGATCCAGCAAGTCAATTGTGTCGGTAGGTAAAGGATATGTGTTTAAACCTTGAGTCAGGGTAATTGTCCCCTGATCAAACGTCCACATATCCAACCCACGATTCTGCCATTCGATGGTCAGAAGGTTCATTGACCTACGTGCTGTACGTAAGTCATACCCTGTCCTTAACTCACGACCGGCACGTTCCCATGCTTCCTCAGCTATTTCTGTGAAGTCAAGGTCGAATGAAGTTTTGCCGGAAGTGGTCATTTTGTATCACTAGTTACTGCTGGCGTATCCACCACAGAAGTAGCAGGAGCAACATCAACAACAGGAGCGGGTTTAGCAGGAGTTGCATCTGTTACCGTTACAGTAGGAGTGGCTTCAACAGGAGCAGCAACTACAGCGTGGGTAGGTGCTTCAACGGTTGCATCAGCAGGTACTGGAGTGGTTTCTACAACATGCTTTTCCAAGTGGCTAATCATCTCAGTGATAAGGTCAGGAACATGACCGTTATCTCTTTTGTGATGCATGGCTCTAATTTTCAACTCTTCAAGTAAAAATTCAGCTTCTTCTTCCAAGCGTTTAAGTAAACTCATTTTGACATCCTCATGTTATCAATTAGATTTGGGTAGGGTCTACCCGCCTTTTTAGCTGCGGCTTTAGCTGCGGCTTTCTTGCTAGGGCTTAATTTCTTATGCTTTTTGGCAGGATTTGGGGTATCCCAAACTTCCCCGCCTTCTGCATAAAGAGATACATCATCAGGGCTATCCTTACGATGTATCGTCTTTTTACCCGGCATTTTTGACGGGTTGATGTCACCCATTCCTCTGCTTGGCATCATATCATTCTGCCTTTTGTATAACCTTTTTTAGCTATACCATCGCCACGAGAAGAAACACTGCCACCTTTAGCAAATTTTTTAACTTTGCCGCCTTTAGCCATTTCTTTCCCAGTTCTTGGGTTTCTCTTGGCTGGAGCTTCAGGAGCTAAACCATGTTCTTTTCTGTATTTAGCTCTTACTTCTGGAGGATAAAGGGTGTACTGAGTTGATTTTGTAAAATCATCATCAGCAGGCAATTCTTTAGATTCTGTTGTTGTTGGAGTGGCAGATCCTCTCCTGCCACGTGATGCGCCAGCTTCTGCATCAGCAGGATTTACAGTTGGCGTAACTTTAGTAGAAGTGGTTCCAGCCATCTCAGTTGTATATGGCTTACCATTCCAAGTAAAAGTTTTATCACCGGCCAATCTAGCAGCAGCAAAAGCTTGTTTAAACGATGGATTCTTTTGAGTCATGACGCTAGGAGCTACAGGAGTTCCGGTAGCGTTTTGATCTTGCCCCATCAATCGGGTTGTTTCAGCTTGCGATTGGTTTTGATCTGCATTCATTGCTTGTGCCGCAGGTTGTGCGGCAGAAGTATTCATACCTTGACCTCTTTCCATATCCTCACTGTCTTGATTTGCGCCAATAACTTGGCTCATATCAGTACGATTGGGTGTGGCTTGATCAGGTTGCTGTTTGTTCCTAGTCATATAAGATGCTAGGCCCAACAATGCTGGAATTGCTAGATTAGCCATGATAGCTCCTTACTTGGCGTAACCACCACCACACATTGCTTTAACATGGTCATGATGAAGTTTATGACCAGCAGAATGTGCTTTGTAGTGTTCTGAATGATGCTTATGGCCACCAGCAGAGTGCTCCATAACAGCTTCATTCATCATCTCATGCTTGGTGTCATGAGGGGCTTTTCCGTGAGGAATAATTGGCATGTGATCGTTTTTCATAATAACTCCTTATCTACTTCTTGCAGAACCGCCACGCTTCATACCTGTTGTGCTACCTGACATTTTTGGCATCATTGCACGGGTATGGCCTTTTTCTTGAATAGCATGTTCACCATGAGCACGGTTACCTTTTTTCAAGTCACCGCCTTTTTGCATTTTTGAAGGCTCCATACGAGCTTCCTTAATGCTTCCACCTTTGGCATAGGCTTTTCCGCCTTTTTTCATGCCTTTGGCTTCTTCACGCTCTTCTTTAGCAATTTTCTCAAGCTGTTTAGCTTGACGCATTTCCATTCCTTTTGACTCTTTCATAGATCCACCCTGTTTAAACGTTTTGCCTTTATCGGCTTTACTAAAATCCTGCCCCACGCTCTGTGGAACTCCTGCTTTCTTGGCGAACGTTGGGTTATGTGCCACCGCCTCCATGAAATTATGTTGTTTTGCACTAGTTGATGGCATGTTTAATCTCCATTAGCCTGTCAATCTTTCCTTCCAACCTGTCCAAACGATCCAGAACTCTGTTTATATCTGCATGGACTTCTACTTTTGTCACATATTCTTTGGCAATCTCTTCCCGAGTCTTGTTTAAAAGAATAGTTACCCGTTGCAATTCTGCGGATTTCTCTCTCAATACCCAACCTAAAACTCCGACAAGAAAGGAGAGACCCGCATTCCATATCATCATGTCCATTTAGCAGTTCCAAGCTCTTAAAGACTTATTAATCCGACTATTCGGATCTTTTGCTGTCTTTTCTGATGTTAGTTTCTTCTTCATGCCCGTCATTCTGGCGCAGAAAGAATCCTTCCTTGATCCGCCCTCGGGTTGGGGAGGTT